CGTTGGTTTGATAACCTTTAGTAGGATATCTGCCAGCGGTTTTGCCATAAGTGCTGATGCTGTAGCAACAACAGCAATCGTAGCAGTTGTAGTTACTACACCAGGAGCAGGAAGACCAGCAATAATCTGTTGAGGAATAGGCACAGGTTCTGTGATCTGGACACACTCATTACCAATCAACTGATAGTCAGTGACCTTCTTTCTAAATCCTTCGATGTATGTTCCTACAGGTTCCTTTGCCTGCTGTGATGCTGTAGGACAATCAATCTTAGCAGTAGCAGGGGCTGCTGCTGGTGGCAACTCTACTTGTCCAGGTGGTTCTGGTTTTTCTTTTCGTCTCGTATCAACTCCAGCAGGAGCAGTAGGAATTATCTGCTCTGGTTCAAAATTGATAGGATTATAACTTGGGATACCAGAATCGCAGTAAGTAACCAATCCTCTCTCGTCATCACTTCCGAGAGTTTTGGAGTTGTTGTTTGCTTCGTGGGCTTCGACACAACCAGGCACATCAACAATAGGCACACCAATATTTACTGTTACAGGTGGTGCTAGTGGTACAGACGTATAGTTTTCTGAAGATGTTACGACCTGTGGAATATCAATCTCCCTGATGTTAATATTGGGTGATACAATTTCAGGAATTTCAGGCATCAGTCATCTTTGAATAAATTAGAAATCGCAGTGAAAACTGAATGAAATGCTACGTAAAGAAAGAAAGTTTCAGTTGCTTCTTTCTTTGCTTTCTTTTTATATGTACTTTGTGACATAATAATAAATTCGTATTACATTACTATTTAACAATCATTGAATACTTGACCAACTTGTGACCCTGCTTCAGATCCAATCTTCTGACCTAAGAGCAATGCCCAACCGCCTGCCAACCATCCGATGTATGGGATGTTGACAACAGCAGGAACAATAGCACCAGCGGCAACAGCACTACCTGCCATTGCACCTTGTGTGCGTGCTCCAGCGTCCGCCACTATGCACTCTACGTCTTTTGCAGACTTTCCCTCGGCGTCTACAGCACCACCCCCTAGGTTTCTAGCACCCTCTCTGGTGTATTGGTCACGACGATACTCATTGCGATTTGTAGTACCACCACCAAATAAACCTCGCTTCTCTTGCTCCAAGCGTAAAGATTTTTCAGACTCTAAAACTTTAGGGTCATCGGCACGAAACTCAATCTCGTATCCATCCTTACCAGCTTTGATTTTGTATGATGAATATGGACCGTAAGGGATATTGATAGTAGGAGGTTGATGCACAGATTCCTGTGGTCTAATAATATAACCTAGAAGTCCAATGTGAGATACACCCACCAGGGCACCTAATGCCAACGCTGCCACCTTCATGGGTGATCTTTTCTTTGTTGGAGTTTCCATTGGTAGTTTCTCGGTAGGTGTTACATTAGACTTCCAGGGTAGTTTCATGGCATTGGTAGAGCAGGACCAGTTGTTTTAGGTAACTCAGGAACTTCAGGCATTGCAGCATCAAGCATACCAGGAAGTGCTTCAGTGATTGCTGCAGTAGCAGCCTTCGTGACATTCTCTCTAGCAGTTTCGATAAGTGTATCTTTGTTTAGCAAAAGATAAGCACCACCTCCGATCAGACCAAGAGAGGTCAGACCAGATAGCAGTGCTACAACGTTAATCAGTTTTTGCATCTTTCTTTGGCTCGATAGCGGAAACAACAGGAACCTCCTCTTTTTTCGCTACTGGTTTGGCAGCGGCACCACCTGCTTTAGCAGGAGACAGTCCAAACGCAGCTAACGATCCAGAAAAGACCGATGCAATGAAGGTGGGATCAAAATCTAAGATCTTTTGACCATTAGGAAGTCTTACATAGCTAAAGGTGAGAAGAGAGGCAGACCAAATAAGCACAACAACTTTCACCAGATTACCAAGAACTTCACTCTTATCTTCATCATGGTCTTTCTCTTCTACCTTTGCTTTGGATTTATTTCCGAGCATTGGTATATGAGTAAGGCTCTACTATTTAGTTTTTTTCTTGCCAATATTGTACTTAGTTTCCAGGGTCCACTCACCCTTTTCTTTGAATGCAATAACTTTGATTTGATTCAGGGGTGCAATATCAGTGATTACTTCTGCATTGACGACGACGATAAGTCCCCAATCAGACAAGAGCTGAACGATACGGTTACGACGTTGAACATCGTTAGCAGTAAGATTTGCTTTCTTCCCATCGAGCGCAAAAAGTTCCTTGAAGTGTACGATATAGTATTTACCCTTCTTGTGCAGAATGTGGCAAGATTGGTAAAGTTTCTTTTCTTTGCGAGAAGCAACACCAATTCGAGTCAATGTCTCACGCACTTTTAGGAAATCATCTGGTTCTTTCAGAGTAACTTCAATCATATGAGATTCAGTCCACTGAATCTCTGGTTCTGTAATAGTGGTCATTTCAATCCCCCAATATCAAGTTTAGATCTAATGTAGTTTATTTGGTCGGTTGATAAAATCCTAAGTGCTTGGAGTGCTTTGGTGTCACTATAACCATAGTAACGTTTGATACAATCTAAGTCTTCAACTTTATCTTTTTTTATCCAAGGAGAAAAACGTTTCTTTTTCCTAACGGTATTTATAAAGAAAGAGTATTGCATGTCTTTGGGAAGATCATGATACATATTCATTTCATTAGCAAAAAGAAGCGTATCAATATGACCAGACAAACATCTATTCACGATGAATGGGGGATACTTCTTGATGGCATCAGGATCATTCTCAGTCAGATCCTCTTTAGTATGATTGATAGAGTTCAACCAATCTTTCAACTCATACTTCATTTGAACACTGCAGTAACACCAACAACTTTTGCACCAGGGTTACGGGCGAGAGCAACCTTACGTGCATCTTGATAATCAACAGCAATCACTTCTTCTTTGAATACTGTGCCTGCTTTGAACAAAGTAACTTCACACTTCATAATTTAGTAGTAGAATCTCTTTACGATCTTTTTGCTCTTTCATGTACTGACCAACCGATCTCATGGTATATGTAAGATCAAACTCATAGGTCTTCCAGTCTTTGAATCGTTCTCTTACAAGTTGACTTGAGTTGTAACTCACCATGCACTTAGAGTCACAGAAATCCATACGCTTAGCAAAGAGATCATGATCAAACTTCTTGTGCATAGCACCCTTTTTACCATACAGATTGTCCTTGATATCGTATGGAGGATCAAGATAGATAAAAGTTTCAGGATCACCACTCAGCATTTCTTCATATGAAAGATTTGTGATGGTCCAGTTACCAATTAGTTGCTGATAGAACTTTAGATTGTCTATCCCTCTAAGACTGAAGTTACTGTCTGAGGCTTGCTTTGAGAAGGAACTTGCTTCTGTAAGACCTGAGAAACTGCACTTATTGACAATATAAAAAGACACAGCACGATGAATGTCCTCGCTATCAGAAAGGTCTTTGGCAAGGTACTTCTTTGCATCATTGAAAAGATGCCTCGCGGAATTGGGGTCAGGGTGCCTTTGTTTGAGTTGGAGTAGGATGTTCGCAATTTCATTACCATTCTGTTGAAGTTGTTTCCAGAAATTATATAGGGGTTCATACAAATCGTTGACCCAGATCTTAGTGCCTGGGAAACGTTTTGTCACTTCGATAGCAACAGAACCTCCACCAAGAAAAGGTTCTCTGTACTCACCTAGACCTTGAGGAAACCTAGGAATAATGTACTTAGTTGCTCGACTCTTGCCGCCTGGATATCTCAATGGGGTTTTTGGGGATTTCATAATCAGGTTGGTGATACTTCAAGTATTCCCAGAAAGTCATTTTCATTTCTTTCTGAGACATGCCGCAATGAGCAGCGGCAGCAGGTAAGTTCATTGTAGCATGAAACAATCCTTCATGCGCTTCCTTTACGTTTTCAGGTGTTGTCTTGACGGTCATACGATCAACTTCTTAGATGATGGTGTGACAATCTTGCTACCAAACATTTCATTGTACTTCTTGGCAACATCTTCTTGCAACTCAGCAATATAAACAATGTGAGTTTTGCTAACAGTAATCTCAGGTTTATCCTTACTGATCACTGTTGCCCAGGGAGCGAATCCAACACTAGATTGTGTCGGGAGAACTACCAGTGCGTTCTGGACTGTGATGAGATAATCAGTTTCAGAGAGAACCTCTGCAACAATCTCTTCACCAGTAATAATACGAATCAGTTTTGCATCAATCATTTGAATTCACACTCCGCCATAATTTCAGTTAGACACGCTAGGAGATTGATCTCCTGATCTGCCACGAAGGCAGTTTGATATTGGTACTTAGCAATGACCAGGACAGCAGCAGGGATGCTAGACCCCTCCAGAGCGGCGTACAGGGCATCATAGACACGCCTCAGGATGGTTGCAGGATCGTTGTCTAGGTTGTTGACCACCCACTTCCTGACCTCACCAAACCGCTTCTCCTTGAGATTCTTGACCAGAGTGTTGGTATCAACGTCAGTGATCTGAACCAGGATAGAGGTATCGATAGACCCACCAGTGCCGTGTCGTTGACACTCATTGAGAACACGTCGCCAGTCAGGGAAGTGTTTGTTGATCAGTTCGGCAAGTACCTTTGGATCATATTGTACATTCTCTTCCTCAAGTATAGTCCTGAGACGGTTGAAAAACTGTGCTGCGATTGCAGGTTTGTCTTTACCACCGATTGAGAAGTCAATGACTGCACATCGGGAGTGCAGGGGTTCGATGATTTTGTTTTTGTAGTTGCAAGTGAAGATGAATCTACAGTTGCTATAAAACGCCTCAATGTTCGCCCGTAGTAGGAGTTGAACATCGTGGGTCGTGTTGTCAGCCTCATCAATAATGATGACCTTTGGTTTACCAGTTGCTTGAAGTGATACGGTCGATGCAAAATTCTTTGCTTGGTTCCGTACAGTGTCAAGAAATCGTCCTTCATCTGATCCATTGATAACAATATAATCACACCCAAGTTCTTCACACAACGCTCGGGCAACCGTTGTCTTGCCAATACCTGCAGGACCTGCAAGCAGTAGATTAGGAATCTCCCCAGTCTCTACGAACTCAAGGAGAGGTTTCTTGATTGCATTTGGCAGGATGCAATCGTTCACAGTTTTGGGTCGATACTTCTCAACCCAAAGAAAATCATTACGCATAATCAATCATACCCAATTCGGTTTTCGGGATTCGTCACGAAGATAATTAGATGCAACCCAAGGTTTGCTGCTAATGTACATCTTGTAAGCAGTAAAAGTGTCAATGCTTGTGTCATGTTTATATTCATCGGGCATTGCTCTGGCGAAGTTGTCTGCTAGAGAATAACAAGTAATTGATTTCTCAGAATGTCTGTGGAAAATTTTCTTTGCCTCAAACAAGGTATCTGCACATGAATGTGTTTTGCCATAGCGATGACTATACTCGGCACATAATGCAATGCCATGCTGAATCAACCAAGCAGTGTTGTAGTGGTTTTGTGCTGCCCAAATTGTGCATGGATGATTACGGAACGCACCTTTTGCAGTTGCATAGTAACCACCATCTTTCTTAGGCAGCGGTGCCCAGTCATAATACCACTTGCTGTAGATGATAGCAAGCATCTGACAGCACTCTAGTGGCATCTTGACAATGTGCTTGTCAGGCAAACACTGTGCTGACGCACCTGGGTCTTGTTGTGTAACGAAGATGTTCAAGGGGTCTCGGGTTCAAGAGCGATATAGTATTTGAGGTTCAGAGACTTGTGATTGAAAACTGAAATCAGTTTGTCGGAAATAACAACCTCATAAGATCCAGGAAGGATACGAATGTTCTCGATCTTGTAGGAGAATTCAAACTCCTTGTCAGTATCACCGACCACAATAGAGTATTCGTTTGAGGTGTCGTTCTTCTTGTCCTTCACCACCAGACTAATCTTAGCACCATCACCGATGACGCACAAGTCAGGAAGGCTATAAATTGATGAAGCTTTCTGAAGAAGACCTAGTTGACCATCGTTGAGAACAAACTCAACATCGATAGAAGGCATCTGAATCCCACTTTCAGGAGGTGCCTTGATTAGAGATGGTTCACAGTAGAAATATTTTACACGACTACCGTTATCCTTGATAGTCAGATAACGTTGATTAGAAAACTCAAGATCAGGATCCTGATGGAGATTGAAACCATTCAGAAATTGACCCAAGTCATAGATAGCAAAATCATTGGGGAACTCCTCAGTGATAGTTGCTTCTGCCAGAATGTTCTTCATATTGGAGATAGTGCGAAGAACATTTCCTTTCTTTACCAGTAGAGACTGGTTGATCTCACAGAAGTTACGAAGAATATTCTTAGTATCGTTAGTCAGTTTCATCATGCGTTCAGTGAGGGTAGTTGCTAGTTTGCTTGTGGAGACCAGAGAAGTGATAAAGAAGAATGCAATAGTGAATTGCTTTCAGGATGTCTTGCTTAGACTTACCATTCTTCTTGCCGAAGCGAGACAGATACTTGATCGCATTTGATCGGCAGAATGGTTCTGCATCACCGATGCTCTCGATAAGATCCAGTGTCTGAGTTTGAGACTCTTGAGAAGTGTAGTGAGCACGATAAGTTCCAGACAAATACTCACGCACTTCCTTGAGTGTCAGATCTTCTTCATACTTCCAAAAGTGAGAGGGTTCAAGATTCAATTTGAGTTCGTTTTCGTTTTCCATAATATCAGAGAGTAGGCTCCATGCATTAACCATAAGTAAACAGGAAGTCATTGACTAAACTTTCTGCTTTATCCTTACCAAAGTTAGAAGATAGATACCCTGCAACAGGATCAAGTTTCTTCATGTAAGAATCAAAGTCAGAATAGGAACTAGTATCCGTTCCAATGGGCATCTTAGATTCTAGCATATTTTTGTACACAGTCAAGTAATCCTTGAAAGAATCTAAGTAGTTGTCAACCTCTTCAGAAACACATTTGCGAATGAATAGGTTGTCAGAGAAGTGATTGCCAGGTTCAAAGAATCTAATACCACCTTCACACTTTGGAAGTCCATCAACTGAGAAACGATAATGTTCTCTTGGATGCTGGAAGTCAAAAGTAATGACAACTTTCTTTGGAAAGAACATCATTAGATCCATACCAAAGCAGGGTAGATCTGATCCAGTCTTTGGATAGATGATGTTATTGTAAATACAAGTCTTCTCATTCCAGATTTCAACTTCTCTAGATTTGAGAATGTGCTTGTTGCTATAGAGTTTGGCGGAAAGGGAGAGATTCTTTCCCTCCCAGTCTGCCCAATCTGCAATGTTCTCTAGGTCAGGAAATACTTCCCAAAGAACTTTTTTGTAATTATTCCATACCATTTTCAGTCTCCTTGAACTCTACATCAGCATCAACCTTGTCATACAATTCTTGGAAGGACTGCTTGGTTTCATCATCGAAACGGTTGAGGCAGATCTGAATTGCCTTTGCTTTGTCACCAAAGATGTTGTATGCCTTGATGATGTGAACCAGGCGACGGGTGGAGATGACTTCATCGACACCACCGTCAGCAAAGGTCTTGCGGATAATGTCTGCCCAGTCAGCAAGACGCTTACAGAATTCAGCATCTGCACACAGTTTGTTGAGAATTTTGATCTCAGTAGCAGGAGTAGGATACTCTTGCTCAAAGGTAATCGGGAAACGCTCAAGGAATGCTTCGTTCAAAACGTTAGTGCCGATAAAGCGTCCGTCATCAGAACCCTTGCCTTTGGTGTTGGCAGTAGCAATCACATTGAAACCAGCAGCAGGTTGAACGTACTTGCCGATCTTCTTCAAGAACACTCCTTTGCCTTCCAGAATAGATTGTAGGCACAGAATCTTATTAGATGCAAGATCAATCTCGTCTAGAAGCAGCACAGCTCCCCTCTCCAGAGCCTCAACAACGGGTCCGTTGTGCCAAACAGTTTCACCAGCAACCAGACGGAAACCACCAATAAGATCATCCTCGTCAGTTTCGATGGTAATGTTGACACGAATCAGTTCCCGTCCCAGTTGAGCACATGCTTGCTCAACACCGAAGGTCTTACCGTTGCCAGACAGACCAGTGATAAACGTGGGGTAGAAGATCTTGGACTGAATGACTTTCTTGATATCGTTGAAGTTGCCGAACTTGATAAAGTTATCATCTTTCTCTGGGATAAGGTTTTGCTTCACACTATCCATAGTCTGAATGTTATCTTCAAACTGCTGACGTGCTTCTTCAACAGTGAGGTTCCATTTGTTGTAACCGACTTTATATTGCTCAAGTCGCTTGCTGACAGTGGGGTAGGAAGCACCAAACTCAGAAGCAGCAGCACGGATAGCATCTGCTCCAAACTCAGATCCAAAGTTGTCCTGAAGGAAAACCGTCAGAGCGTCCATGTTGATGTTGGTTTTGCGAGGCATTGTGGGGTGTCTCCCTTTGTGTATGTATATATTATACATGAAAAAACCGCCCTCACAAGGGGCGGTGGACAGTTGTCAGATTGGCAGTCGAGCACCAACTAGGTCTCGGTAGCGTTCCAACGATTTGTCATAGTATGATTTGTCAAGTTCACAACCAAGAAAGTTTCTATCAGATTGTGCAGCAGCAATCATTGTAGATCCAGAACCACTAAAGATATCAAGGACAGTATCTCCAGGATTGGTATATGCTTTGATGATTCTTTCCAGTATCATCAGTGGTTTCTGAGTCGGATGCCAGTTTACATATTCTTTACTAGTGGTGTGGTTGTTTTTCTCCCACACACATGTAGGAATGGTTCCCTTTTCATATGCTTTCCCAGTCCTCAGGTTTTTAGAAACTTTTCTTTCTACACGAACATCGTCAGCGTTGAATAGAAACTGTTTACCCTTAGACCAGCACCAAGCATATTCATGCTTTCTAGCAAAGTTGTTCTTACCTCTGCCACCCCAGTTGTAACTCCAAACAATCTCATTTTGTGGGGTGAGTGCAGAGTTGTGATCAGTTGTTCTCAACTTATAAAGAAGAAATGTCTCGGTCTTCAGAGTTCCAAAGACTACAAGCATTCTCTCAGGTTTGAGAACACGAACACATTCTTCTGTCCACTTGTCACACCACTCAAGGTATTCTATTTCACTACCCCATTGAGAGTCCCAACCTTTACCACCGTCAAATCCAATAAAATAAGGAGGATCAGTTAGAACCAGATCCACAGAGTTGTCTGGAATAGATTTGATATACTCCAGACAATCTTGATTAGATAAGGTCATGCGATGATGGAGATGAATTCGGTCAGGATTTTTTTGTTTAGTGCTTTAGAAGAGAGGGACTTCTTGAAAGCGTTACGGATCTGAGTCTTGGTTGCCGACTCTTCCACATCAAATTCTACACTATTGTTGAGAGAATTGCAAGCGATAGCGAAGAATGCATCGAACCCAACTTTCTTGATCACAACAGACTTCTCTTTACGCCACTGCTTATTGACTCGCTCACGATCTTCCCAAGAAACCCAATCCCGTTGGAAGTTAGCAAAGTCACGACCACTGACCAGACGAATACCAATAATGTTAGTATTGGGAAGTGTTTCACTAAGGTCTTTGATCAAGTTAGAAGTTTGATCACTGTAACAACCAATTTTGGTGACATGACCAGTCTTACGATTGCGAAGATAGGTTCGATCATCTACAGAATTGACTCCCCAGTAATCTTTACTGTAAAGACTTTGCTCCTTAGGAATACAAATGGATGAACGAATTGGTGCAGACTCACCATCAGTCAGAATAATTGCATTGACCTTTTCAACACCAGTCTTATTCTGAAAGTGTGGGATGATTTGATGTAGAGTAATGATAGCATTGTTCAATGGAGTGCCACAGAGACCGTAACTAGGAGGAACACTGTAATCAACAAAGTAACGGAAACTGTATGCCATTCTCCACAGATTGAGCATCTGCTGGTCAAGTTGCTTAGTCTTCGATTCACTGCTGATAAGGTTCAGCATCTTGAAATCATTGAAGAAAGCCACAGTGTTCTCAACTTTGGGAGACATCCAGCGTTCATCATCATCGTGAGCAAACGAATTGATGAATGCATAGAGTTCAAAAGGAATCTTGACCTTACGACAGAAAGAAATAAGATTCAAGACTTGCTTGACAGTATCAAGAATAACCTCACCCATAGAACCAGACCAGTCAAGAACAAACACAAGACCATGGTTTTTACCGTCAGGAAGGACAGTAACTTTCCTAAAGAGATCTTCATTGTACTTATAAGTGTGAAGTTTGGTGCAGTCAAGAACCCCAGTGCGAGAAGTAGTTGCCCGCGCATAAGCAGCAGCAGACTTCTTACACTCAAATTCTTTCACCATGTAGTTGACTTCTTTAGCAGAAGACTTACAAAACTGGCGATAGGATAAATCAGAATTCTCGAAGGATTCTTGAGGAAAGACACTGAAGTGGTCATTGATATCAGCAAGAACTTTGTCATGTGAATGAATCACCTTATCGAGATCAAGATTGGGAATCTCGATATACTTATTATCATTACCACCAAATCCAATCAGATCTTTGAGTTGCTCATCCAACTCACTCTGAGTTTTTACCTCTGGTTCGGGCGATTCAGCATCAGCAGAATCTGAAAGAGACTGAACACTGCCACCAGCAGTGTTGTCAGAAGTCTCAACTTGCTCCTGAGATTGATCAGAATCCTCTTCCGAATCGATTTGGATTGATTCGGATTGGGGTTGACCGTCAGTTGATGCCTGTGGAGAACCCTGATTGGTAGGTTGCTGTTGATCTTCCTGTTGCTTCTTGTGCTGATCCTTACAGTAGCGGTACAGTTTTTTAGCCGCATCGATAGCATCCTCAAAAGTTTCTGCGTCTTCAATAATCTTGATGATATCACTCTCTTCTTGGTTGAAGAAAGGGACTGTAACAAAGTTACCAATCTTGAAATAAAGATTGGCACGGTCGGCAAGGTTCATCTCACCAACATCTTCATCTCCAATAGAG